CACCTCAGCCAAAAGAAGTTGAAAACAATAATAACAGATGGACTCCGCATGAGTTTCCTAAAGAGCTTAAAAACGTAAAAAGTATATTTGATTGGGAAACATATCCGGATTCTTTTAAAAACAAATGGTATGCATATATTGATAGAGAATTTACCAAACGCGAAGAAGGTTATTGGTTCATTAACAAAGGTATCCCTACTTTTATTACTGGTTCTCATTATATGTACTTGCAGCACACCAAAATTGATGTTGGGAAGCCAGACTATAGGGAAGCAAACAGATTATTCTTCATATTCTGGGAAGCATGCAAGGCAGATAAAAGATGTTATGGAATGTGCTACCTCAAAAATAGACGGTCTGGGTTTAGCTTTATGGCCTCATCAGAGACTGTTAACCAAGCCACAATTACATCAGATGCTAGATTTGGAATATTATCAAAATCCGGTGCTGATGCAAAAAAGATGTTCACCGATAAAGTGGTACCAATATCAGTCAACTATCCGTTCTTTTTCAAACCGATACAAGATGGGATGGACAGACCTAAATCAGAATTGGCATACAGGGTACCAGCATCCAAACTCACAAAAAAGTCGATTACGGAAACGAGTGAAAAACAAATACTTGAGGGGCTTGATACAACAATAGACTGGAAGAATACTGGGGATAACAGTTATGATGGTGAGAAGCTTAAGTTATTAGTACATGATGAATCAGGTAAATGGGAAAGACCTGATAATATATTAAATAACTGGAGGGTAACAAAAACAACGCTGCGTCTAGGTAGTAGAATTATAGGAAAGTGTATGATGGGATCAACATCCAATGCATTAGAAAAAGGTGGTGATAACTTCAAAAAACTTTATTATGACTCAGATGTTACAAGACGCAACAAAAATGGACAGACTAGCTCGGGATTATATAGTTTGTTCATACCTATGGAATGGAACTACGAAGGATACATTGATTCTTTTGGATACCCTGTCTTTGATACTCCAGAAGAACCCGTCCTTGGAAACGATGCGGACTATATCGATACCGGAGTCATAGACTTTTGGGAAAATGAAGTTGATGGATTAAAACACGATAGTGACGGTTTAAATGAATATTATCGTCAATTCCCTCGTACTGAGGAACATGCATTTCGAGACGAAGCTAAAAATAGTATATTTAATTTGACTAAAATATATGAACAGATTGATTTTAATGAAACTGCTACAAGAGATGGTTTGGTCACTAAGGGATCGTTCTCGTGGGAAAATGGAATAAAAGACAGTAAAGTTATATTCTCGCCTAATCCAAGTGGTAGATTTTTAGTCAGCTGGGTACCGTCTAAGAATCTGCAAAACAATGTAATAGTAAAGAATGGCATAAAGCATCCAGGTAATGAACACGTTGGTGCATTTGGATGTGACTCATATGATATATCCGGTACAACTGATGGTGTTGGTTCTAAAGGTTCACTTCACGGCCTTACTAAGTTTAGTATGGAAGATGCTCCACCTAATACATTCTTTTTAGAATATGTTGCCCGACCTCAAACAGCAGAGATATTTTTTGAAGATGTGCTTATGGCATTAATATTTTATGGTATGCCAATATTAGCAGAAAATAACAAACCTAGATTGTTATATCATTTAAAACGAAGAGGTTACAGAGGGTTTTCAATGAATAGACCTGATAAAATTTGGAATAAACTATCTGTAACAGAGAAAGAAATAGGTGGAATACCTAATACATCTGAAGATATAAAGCAAGCTCATGCTGCTGCAATTGAAACGTATATAGACAAATATGTTGGCTATAATGAAGAAGGCAGTGGTAATATATATTTTAATAGAACATTAAATGATTGGGCAAGATTTGATATAAATAAACGAACAAAGTATGATGCAACTATTAGTTCTGGGCTCGCTATTATGGCTTGCAATAGGCATTTATATCATCCAAAACCAAAATACGAAAAACAATCATTAGGAATACAAATAAAAAGATTTAACAATAAAGGAATGCATTCGCAAATAATTAAATAGCATGGCTGAAACAATTTTAAAAAGTTCATTTCCAAGTCAAATAGCAAGCGATGCTGAAAAGGCTAGTTTAGATTACGGATTAGAAGTAGCTCGTGCTATTGAACACGAATGGTTCAAAAGAGATTCTGGTGCTACACGATTCTATTCTAATAGAGATGAATACCATAGACTCAGACTATATGCAAGAGGTGAGCAGTCTGTAAAAAAATATAAAGATGAATTATCTATTAATGGTGATTTGTCTTATCTTAATTTAGATTGGAAACCTGTACCTATCATACCAAAGTTTGTAGACATCGTTGTAAACGGTATGTCTGATAGACTATATGATGTTAAAGCTTTTTCACAAGATCCATCTTCTATAGAACAAAGAACAAAATACGTTGAATCTATTATGACAGATATGCAAACAAGAGCAATATCTGATCAAATACAAGAACAGTTAGGTATCAATGTATATAACAATGACCCTGAAAAATTACCAGAGTCTGAAGAAGAACTATCATTACACATGCAGCTTGAATACAAGCAAGCAATTGAAATAGCGCAAGAGCAAGCTATTAATTCTGTAATGAATGCAAATAATTATGATTTACTACAAAGAAGAGTAAATTATGATTTAACAGTTATTGGTATTGGCTGCGTTAAAAATGAATTTAATAAATCTGAGGGTATTAGACTTAAATATGTTGACCCTGCAGATATTGTTTATTCATATACATATTCGCCTTATTTTGATGATATATATTATATAGGTGAAGTTAAAAGCGTAACAATCAATGAATTAAAACAACAGTTTCCTGAATTAACTGATGAAGATTTAAGTAACCTAACTAAGCAAGGTGTACAAACACCAGCTTCGCATAATAGGTTTATTAATGAAGACAGTGTTTTAGATGCAAATACTATTCAAATTTTATATTTTAATTATAAGACTTATAATAATGAAGTATTTAAAATAAAGAAGACTGCATCTGGTGCTGATAAAGCAATACCTAAGAATGATCAATTCAATCCGCCTAAAGATGACAGATCAAGATTTAGTAAAGAATCAAGATCAATTGAAGTTGTTTATGATGGTGCATTTGTTTTAGGCACAAAGAAAATGCTTAAGTGGGAGATTGCTAAAAATATGGTACGACCAAAAAGCGATACTACAAAAGCAATGCTTAATTATCATGTTGTAGCACCTAGAATATATAAAGGTCGTATTGAATCACTTGTAAGCCGTATAACTGGCTTTGCAGATATGATTCAGTTAACACATTTAAAACTGCAACAAGTATTATCAAGAATGATACCTGATGGAGTTTATTTAGATGCTGATGGTTTAGCTGAAATTGATTTAGGTAATGGTACAAATTATAATCCGCAAGAAGCATTGAATATGTTCTTCCAAACAGGTTCTGTTATTGGTAGATCAATGACTCAGGATGGAGACTTAAATCATGGCAAAGTACCAATTCAAGAATTAACATCTAATGGCGGTAATAATAAAATAAGTTCACTTATAAGTACTTACAATTATTATTTACAAATGATCCGTGACGTGACAGGCTTAAATGAAGCAAGAGATGGTTCTATGCCAGATAAAAATGCTTTAGTTGGTGTGCAAAAACTTGCAGCAGCAAATTCAAATACTGCTACCCGTCATATATTACAATCAAGTTTGTATTTAACAGCTAAAACAGCTGAAGCTATTAGTTTACGTATATCAGATGTATTAGAGTTTTCACCAACAAGAGATTCGTTTATTTCAAGCATTGGAAGATTTAATGTTGGGACGTTAGAAGATATTAAAAACATGCATTTGCATGATTTTGGTATTTACATTGAATTGTCACCAGATGAAGAAGAAAAAGGAATGCTTGAAAACAATATACAACAAGCATTAGCTAAAGATCAAATATACCTTGAAGATGCAATTGATATTAGAGAAATTAAAAATATCAAGCTTGCTAATCAATTATTAAAAGTACGTAGAAGAAAGAAACTACAACAAGATCAAGAATCACAGCAGCGTAATATTCAAGCACAAGCAAACGCTAATTCACAGAATACACAAGTTGCTGCTCAAATGGAAATTCAAAAGAATGAAGCTATTACAAATCAAAAAGCACAGCTCATTCAAATTGAAAACGATCTTGAAATGCAAAAAATGCAGCAAGAAAAAGAACTTAAGAAAGAGCTTATGAAATATGAGTTTGATCTTAATATAGCTCTTAAAGATAAAGAGAATGAAGTGATTGACAAAAAAGAAAAGTATAAAGAGGATCGTAAAGACGAAAGAACTCGTATACAAGCTTCACAACAATCTAAGCTTATAGAGCAAAGAAAAGATAGAAAAGGTGAACAAGAATTTGAATCTGCAGGAAATGATACAATGGGTAGTGGATTTAATTTAGAAATGTTTGAACCTAGATAATTTTTATTTAACCAATTTTATATTATTTTATTATGGCTGAAGAAGCAAACAATGTTGAAGAAACTGTACAAGAAACAGTTGAACAACAAGTAGAAGAACAACCGCAAGCGGAAGTTCAAACAGAAGAGAAACCTAATAATGTTACTGTTGATGATGACGGTACCATTAAAATAGATTTAAGACAACAACCTCAAACAGAAGAAACAGATGCCGTTCAAGAGCAAGAAACAACAAGCGTGGATGTGGGCGAACGAACCGGAGATAGCGCGGAAGTGGACCAAGAAGTACGGTCCGATAACGATGAAAGTACAACAGAAGAGCAAGTGCTCGAGCTCGTACAAGATGAAGAAACGGTAGAACAAGAAGCTACATTAGCGGATAAAATAAAAGATATTCCTAATAAGCTTAAAGAACAAGAGGAAGATGTAAATAATAATCAAGAAACCAATCAGTTACCAGAAAACATTGACAAGTTAGTCAAATTTATGGAAGAAACTGGTGGTACCCTTGAAGATTATGTAAATCTTAATAAAGATTATGATGGTATGGATGACATGCAACTATTGCGTGAATACTATCAACAAACAAAACCGCATTTATCAAACGATGAAATTGATTTCTTAATTGAAGACAATTTTTCATATGACGAAGAAGTTGATGAAGAGCGGGATATAAAAAGAAAAAAATTACTATTTAAAGAATCAATTGCTGAAGCTAAATCAAATCTTTCTAATCTGAAGAACCAATATTACGATGACCTTAAGTTAAGCTCAAAGTTAACTCCAGAACAAAAAGAAGCGGTTCAGTTTTACAACGATTATAAAGTTGAACAAGAATCAACACAAAAATTGCGCGAACAGCAACGAAACATTTTTGAACAACAAACTAATAATTTATTTTCAAATGAATTCAAAGGTTTTGAATACAAAGTTGGAAGTAATAAATATAGGTTTAATGTAAAAGACGTTGATAATGTTAAATCATCTCAATCAGATATAAATACATTAGTTAGCAAGTTTGTTAATGAAAATAATGAATTATCTGATGCAGCTGGTTATCACAAAGCATTATTTACTGCTATGAATGCAGATGCTATTGCAAACCATTTTTATGAACAAGGAAAGGCTGATGCCGTTAAAGAAACTATGGCAAAATCTAAAAATGTAGATATGTCGCCTCGCCAAGGTCATGAAGCGGTTACAACAGATTCTGGATTTAAAATTCGTGCAATTAGTGGTGATGACAGTTCTCGAATAAGAATTAAAATGAAACAATAACAATAAAAAATAATTAAAAATGGGATTATTTGGAACAGGTGGATCGTTTCCTGCTGGGTTAACGCCTTCACCTACTAAAACACTTTTTTCAGGTAACTACCTGACTTTTGATTCTGCCTCTGGAGGTGGAACATTTGCACAAC